CTCAATCTAGGTAATAACGCACCAACCATGAACATCACACACTGCTCAGCAACATGTCTCTCATGTTTGTTACCACCCTTTACTGAAACTATATTGGTCATTTAATCTCTTTCCTCATTGTCTATAATACTATTATACCTGTTATTAGAACAAAAGTCAAGGCATTTCGCTACTTTATTTGGCCAAAAAAAACCCCTGTAAAAACAGAGGCTTAAAGGTAATGGATGGGGATTCTGAGAGAGAAAGTCGAGAGAGAGGTGAATCCCCATCCATTGTTCTTATATAATACCATAGAGGTATCACTTTGTCAATACATTTTAGCCAAGTAATTCGCCTAATGTTGAGGGGCCTGCAATACCATCTACTACTAACCCATTATTGGATTGCCATTCTTTTAAAGCACGTTCTGTGCCTGGGCCAAAGTCACCATCTGCTGTGATACCTAATGCTTCTTGCATCATTGCAACACCAACTGACTTCATACCCTTTCGTAGCACACCAATATCTTCTGGTGAAGGCACATCATCACTTGGAGAGGCAAAGGACTCATGGTCTCCAGCCTCTGCACCTAACATTGCAAGTGCATCTTTCCAGTGATGGATACGGTCTTCCAGACCAATGTAACCACCATTGATACGTTTAGTCATGGTTTTGATATCACCACTATCTGCATAACGATTTAATCCGTTCTTGTTCCAATACCAAATGGCAGACATGAGTGCAACCTCTTTGTCTTCTGAAACCATGTCGGGATTATCGATAACATCAACATCCATATCTTCTGCAAAGGAACTATAGTTCGCTTTACCTGTCAATTGGATTGGGCCTCTGCCACGATACTTCCAACCGTCACCACTGTCCGTGTCACCGTTGTCCATACGATTTGCATAGACTACGTTGGCAATCTTTTCTGGTTGCCTGTGGTAGGGTTCTGAGTCCCTTGCAGCACGTTTAAAGTACTTACCAAAGATTGCATCAAGTGCTTTTGCACTATAGTTTAGGTTCTCAGAGAATACTCTCCAACCACCAGATTCGTGACCACATTGTGCCACAAATGATGCAATACGTTCTGGGGTATTAATTTCATATTTCGGAAATACCTCATTCATTGCATCTACCCATCCATCTGGGTCTTTACAGTTTGGGAATAGTTCTTTGAACTGGTCAGCTGTTAACATCTTGTGTTTCCTTTGCAAATTCATCGTTCCAATTGAACGCTTCTTTAACGACTGCGGCAGACAGTCCTTTAACTGATTGGTGAAGTTTCTTATCTTTTGCCTGAAGAATAAGAGTTGCTTCATCTTTGTGCAACCCTTCTAGAAGTTGGATGAATAAGTTTTCACGCTTGAATCCAACAAGTTGGGCATCACCACCCTTAATAAAACGATAGAGTTTCTTATACTCTCTTCGTAATACAGTATGTTCTGTACCTTCAACTGCATCGTTAAATCTAAAAGGAACTTCTCCCCTTGGAATCACCCATTCGATATTAGGGTCGAATGAAGATTTAATGAGTGCTCTCAAAGCATCACAGTCGTATTTTCGTAAGACTTCAACCTTTGTAGATTTAGTCTTTGCGTTATTCACCTTCTTCAATACTTCTGAAAGTAGAGGTGTGTATGTATCTTGAACCATTTTTAAAAGTCTCCAATGTCGGTCATAAGATTTTTCAATCTTTTAGTTATAAAATAATTTAACAGTTTAGTCCTGTCACCATGTTCAGCATTCTGATAATCTTCCAGAATTTGTACTTTCAAGTCACTAGGAATATACTCTAAATCGATTAGGGTCTTATTCCGTTGGTAATTACGCATCATCTCTTCAGAACAAAACTCTGAAGGGTCTAAGTCAATCCATGTCTCCAACTTCTTTTTGGATAATGGTTTCTGTCGCATCTCATCAACGAAAGTGTTATCTGGGGATAAGAAGTTTGGTACACCATCACTCCTGTCACCCTTTAGCACATGTTCTCTAATATATATGTCTGGGTCAATACCATTCAGAAACTTTTTCAGTACTGGACTATATTGTTTAACATTGTTATATTTGTGCAACTGTATAAAATCTTTGTCTCCAGACAATATAAGAATATGCTCAAACTCAGATGGAGTCTCAGCAACATGTTGGACTATCGCTGCAATGACATCATCTGCCTCTGCACCTTCTGTCTCTATTACTTTGTATGGAAAGATTTCTTTGATATCATCTCTAAGGTTATTTAGAGTTTCAAAGATTACATTCCAATCAAGTCCAGAGTTTGCCCTGTCCTTTTTGCGATTGGATTTGTAGTTAGGGAAGTAGTCCCTACGCCAGTACTTCTTGCTGTCATAACAAAGTACGAGTTCACCGAATGCCTCACCGAATCGACTACGATAACCTCGTAGTGAATTCAATACCATGTGACGAACCATGTCCTCATCTAAATCATTATCACGTTTAGAACCTAGTTGCATCATCAGATTGCTGATGGTGACTTGGTTCATATCAACTAATATCATATTATTCTCACTTATTTTGTGTATATATTATATAGTAACCTAAATTAACCCTAAAGTCAATAGATTTTTAAAAATAATGGAGCGGGCAGAGGGAATTGAACTCTCTTCATCAGTTTGGAAAACTGAGGTAATACCATTATACGATGCCCGCATTGTTAATCTTCTTCCTTGCTTTGGTAATAAAGCAAGTCTTGTAACTTCTCGACAATCTCTTCGATTGTATTTAAATCCTGTTGCACTTCCGTGTCTATCTCAATTTCTATTTTAATCTTCATCTTCTTCATCATCACCAACAAGCGCATCTTTGAGTGCATAACAATCCAAGTAAGTCTGAACCTTACCACCTTCTTTTGTTACCGTAACAAACTCATCTACGAGAGTATGTAGGGGATGTGGTATTCCACAACTTCTATAGATTGCAGATTTTACTTGCTCAATCAACAGTGATATGTCACAAATGAAATCTTCATCTTCAGTGTCAATTCCATTCTCACCCATGTTGTGTATCATATTAACCACCAAACCTTCAGTAAGGTGGTCTGCAAAAACCATATCTTGCTGCATCTGTAATGCAGTGTCATCTATTTTGATAGCAGAGTTTGCTGGTACTTTAAGTGGGAATTGAATTACATTCGCTTTGTTTTCAGTTGTCATCGTAACCCTCTAGTTCCATTTCTTTTGTCCATTCACATTGTATGTCTGGATACCATGTACCGATTTGTCTTTTTGGTTTGCCGTTTTCGTAGTATGCCATCACGATACAAACACTCTTACATCTGTTCTGTCCATACTCACCCCAAAACAAATCTAACCATTCACCTGTTCGCAGATACGTTTCCATATTACGAATATATCCTAGAGTGCCTGCAAGTTTTGCTTCAGCACCTTTAATCTTTGCTCGTACATTTGCACGTTCAGATGCCGCCAAAGACTTCTGAGTCTTTATCCATTCCTTAACCTTGAGGTGACTCCATTGGTCATCATCACCCTTTGCCAAGACTGAGGGATGGATACTCTTATATTCTGGAGGATTTTCCTTGAGTCGTTTTTCTCGTGCAATTGCAAGACGTTCTGCAGCTGCAGTCTTTTGTTCTTCAGACATAGGTTTGCGTTTCTTCCTAGTCTTAGGTAGTGTAGTATCATTTTCAATTTTCACATTGCGTTTCATTATATAAGTTCCTCTTAGTAACCACGTTCCAACTTCAACTTCGCTTGGTTCTTCTTAAACCTACGAGTTGCTACATCTTTTGCTTTTCTACGTTTAGTCCCTTTGGACTCATAGAATGTACGATCTCTTAGTTCTTGAAAGAACCCATCGTTCAAGAGTTTCTTCTTCAGAACTCTCATTGCTTTATTCACATCATTATCACGAACCATCACAGTCATACCAGACGGACGTTCTTCTCGTTTAAATGGTTTCTTCTTAAATTTATTTATCTGTTTATATTTCATTCATTCCTCAAATCAAGATTGGCCTGCCCTGTAGGATTCGAACCTACGACCTACAGCTTAGAAGGCTGTTGCTCTAATCCAGCTGAGCTAAGGGCAGATACTCTTGGTTGACTACTTAGTAAACTGTACTCTATACTGTTGTCCGTTATGAGTGAAAGTTACTATACTGTGAGAATACACACTAACTCTTTCTTCTTCATATCTGGTTTCAACACTACATTGTCGCCTAGTAGTCGCTGTTGCATCGGAATTGTTGTGTCCGAATATTCCACCAAGCACTGCCCCTGCGGCCGCACCATCATTATTTTTGGTAATTACTTTACCTAAGATACCACCAATCAATCCACCTTTAAGTGTATCACCAGTTTTATCTCCACCAGAGGTAACATTCGTACACACTTCAACATTGTAAGGTACACGATTAATCACACTCTT